CCAAGGATATCGTCAAGTCTGTTTCTGTTCGTTATCTTGCTGGTGGTTCTAAGAGTACAGAAAGAGATGTTACTTATGCAGTTAAACCAAGAGCACTTAAGGATTATACAGATGATGTCGTTACAAATCTCGCAGAGGATATTACTGCTGAGGCTGTAACCGTTAATGTTGATGATGGAACTGCAATTACCGTCAAGAAATACGTTGATATTGATGGTGAGGAAATGTATGTTACTAAGATCACTGGTAACAAACTTAATGTTAAGAGAGGTCAAGACAATACAATTGCCAAGGCACACGTTAGAGGAACTGGTGTTAAGGGAATTGATTATACTGCAAGGGAAGATAGTGACTTGGTAGAAGCAGGTGATGACTTTGGATTTGATGGAACTTACTCATGAAAATGACTAATTTAGATGATGCATTTAATGTAGAATCGACTATTGTTCCTGCAAAGGAAAATGTTGGTATAACTCCAGAGCAAAAACCTGATAGACTTACTAAGGGTGATATTGAAAAGGATTATGAGTATACTCGTGGTAATCTTTATAGCATTATAGAAAAGGGTCAAGAAGCAATTAATGGTATTCTTGAACTTGCACAGGATAGTGAAATGCCAAGGGCATATGAGGTTGCTGGCCAGTTAATTAAGAGTGTCTCTGATGCAACTGATAAGTTAATGGATCTTCAGAAGAAACTTAAAGATGTAGAAGAAGAAACAAAACAGAAAGGTCCAACTACAGTTAATAATGCAATGTTTGTTGGTTCCACAGCAGAACTTCAAAAGATGTTGAAATCTCAACTACCTAAAGAATCTAAATAATCTTGGGAGAGGAATCCCGAAGTACAAAAGCTACTCATACGATGTCGGAAAATTTACCGTCAATTGATGATTTACTTAACAGTAAATTACCATCAATAGATGAAGTTATAAAAGAAGAGAAATTACCTTCGGTAAATGATTTTATAGAAAATCCCGATGAAAGTGATGAGATAGAATCTGGGAAAGAAGAAGTTGTAGATACTACACCGTGCTCTGTAGAGGAAGAAGTAGAAGCACAACAAGATTTAACTGAGATAGTACGTCTAATAAATGACGTAAGAAAAGATATTCCTGAAATACCAGTAATACCTGAGATAAAATATTATGATGAACAATTAGAACAACTCACAGCATATGTTGAGGAGATAAAGGAAAGTATCCCAGAGATACCAGAACCAAAATCATATGATGTAGAAGTAGAAGCAATATGTGGTTTAATTGATACATTAAGAGAAGAAATAAAGCAAAATATCTCTGATTTGCCAGAGGTAAAATATTATGATGAGCAAGTAAGTGAACTTGAAAATAGACTCAATAATCTTCCAGAATTTCCTGAAGTAAGATACTATGAGGAGGATATCAAATCCTTAAAGGAAGATATTCTTACTGTAAAAGAATCTATTCCCAAGTTTCCTAAGTGGGTTAATGAGGTTAACGAAGTTCCAGATTTCTCTTGGATTGGTAAGACTTTTAGTGTAATTGATGATGATTTTGTAAAATTAAATGACAATTTAGATTTTGTTAAAGGTAGAATAGATCAAGAAGTTCAGAAATTAACTGAGACTATTGATGTAAAAGAATTTGAAGCAAGGACTGATATTACATTATTAAATAAGAATTTAAAAGAAACTAAAGATAAAATATACAAGGAGTTAAGGGAAGCTGCACTATCAATCCATGATGCTAAACATGGATATAAAAATGATGATAGGTTATTAAAGAAGGATATTCTTAGTAGATTAAACGTATTAAAACAGAGAGTTGAAGAAGAGGTAACGGAATTTAATAGAAAGAATCTTGAGACTAAAGATATCTTTGATGGATATTTTACTTCTCTTACAGAAGAGATTGCTAATCTTCCAGAGGTAAAATATTATGATGAAGATATTAAGGAAGTTAGGAAAGAATTCAAAATAGGTTTAGATTCTCTTAAGATTCTTGTTGAAGAGATAAAAGGAAAACATGAAGTTCTAAAAGAAGAGGTTAATAGTAGACCAATTCAACCAGACCCAAGTGAGTCTAATATAGATCCTCTTACTCCAACGGATCAAAATTTTGCTACACATGAAGACCTGGCAAAACATTATAAGTTATTCATAAACAGAATTCAGCAACAATTATATACCATCGGTGGAGGTGGTGCAGGGTTTATTAAAGACCTTGATGATGTTGATTTTGATCAAACTACAGGATTGGGTCAACTTTTAATTTATGATGGATCTCAATGGGTAGGTATTGCAAGCACCGCATTAGATAAGAGTTCAACATTACATGAGGCATTAACACAGGGTAATGTATCTGGCATTGGAATGAGTGTCGGTGTTATTACTGCTACTAATGGATACTTCAGTGGTATTGTAACTGCTGCTCAACTTAACTATGATGTTGTAACTGATATCTATTCTACTGGTATTGTTACAGCAACCAAGGGTATACAGCAGACTGGTAATGAAGGTTTACATGTAACTGCTGGTGTATCTACATTTGTTGGATTAACATCTTGTTTAGGTGGTTTACATGTAAGAGCAGGGTCAGCTGTTACCTCTTTAATTGTTGAAGGTCATGGTCGCATAACAGGTATTCTAACGATTGGTACTGGTAGTATTACTTTAGATGCTGCAAATAATAAAGTAAATGTTGGTACTGGAATTACTTTAAATGCTTCTGCAGGTACGATTGAAGTATATAACACAACAACAGAAACAACCAGTACAGTTGTAAACCCAAGTGGAGAAGCAAATTATACTGGTATTGTTACAGCAGCAGGGGGTGTTAATGTAGGTACTGCTGCATCCATATATGCCAATGGTAATATAAGTTGTGGTATTCTTACTGCAACCAATTTCATCGGTGATGGTAGTGGACTAACAGGTGTTGCTAATACAGATAATGTTGTTTCTACCACCTTAAGTGTATCTGGTGTTGTTACTGCAATCGGTGGACTTTATGTTGGAACTGCTGCAAGTATATTTGCCAATGGTAATATAACTGGTGGTATTGTAACTGCAACCAAGTACTATGGTGATGGTTCTAGTCTATCTAATGTAACCAGCACAACTATAAACAATAATGCAGATAATAGATTAATAACTGGATCAGGCACTGCTAATACATTAGAAGGAGAATCGACCTTAACTTATAATGGTACTGCATTATCAGTCAGCACTGGTGCTACTGTATTCACTAATGGTAATATTACTTGCGGTATTATAACAGCAACAAGTTTCACAGTTGCAGGAACATCTCTTGCTGAAACTATTGCAGATACTGTTGGTGGTATGGTCAGCAGTAATACTGAATCTGGTATTACCGTTGCATATCAAGATGCTGATAATACATTAGATTTTACTGTAGGAACATTAAACCAAGATACATCAGGTACTGCTGCTGGATTAAGTGGAACACCAAATATCACAGTAGGAGACGTTGTTGCTGCTAGTTTAGATATTTCTGGTAATGCGGATATTGATGGAACATTAGAAGCAGATGCATATACTGTTAATGGTACAGCGTTAGATACGCATATCGCAGGGGTCACAGTAACTAATGCTACTAACTCTAGTCATGTATTAGTTACAGATAATGAGAGCACGGATGAAGATAATTTAATTACATTTGTTGAGGGTGCTACGAGTTCTACTGGTAATGTAGGACTAGAAATGGATGGTAATCTTACTTACAATCCAAGCACAGGAAGACTTACTGCTACTCAATTAGCAGGAACTCTACAAACTGCTGCACAAGCAAATGTTACATCGTTAGGAACACTTACTACACTTACTGTTGATAATGTAATAGTTAATGGAACTACTATCGGTCATACAAGTGATACAGACTTAATGACCCTTGCAGACGGAGCAATCACTCTGTCAGGGCAAACTAATGTAGGTACTGCTGCTACTCTATTTGCTAATGGTAATATCACTTGTGGTATTATTACAGCAACTAATCTTGTTGGAGATGGTTCTGGATTAACTAATATATCTGGTATCCCATCAGAAGCAGATACTGCTGTTTCATCTACAAGTGCTACAACAGTTGCAACACTTTCTGCATCTACATATCGTGCTGCAATTGTTGATGTAGTAATCACACAGGGTTCTGCATATCAAGCAGGTCAATATGGATTAATTCATGATGGTACAACTGCAACCATAATTGAACAATGGGCAGTTGCAACAGGTTCTATGTTAGGAACCTTTACAGCAACTGTTAGTGGTGGTAATATGTTAATGCAAGTGAATATGGGGAGTTCATCTTCCGCAACAGTCACTGTTAAAGTCAACACTATTACAGTATAGTATTGAAAAAAACTAAATAATTAGCGTATCGACATAATTTTCAACATGGGCCCAGCACAAATTGCTGCTTTAGAGAACTGTGGTATTCAAATCGAAGATGCCACAGGGGATATCAAATTCCGTGAATTTGAGTTTATTGATGTGGTTAAACCAGATCCTATAAAGGTACCACAATCAAATATTCAATACGAAGACCCATTAAGAGAAGCAACCAAATTACCAAATTATAATAAAGTTGGAAATATTATAGATACATATTTGGCATGGAGAGGAAGTAACTACATGATAAAAATGTTTTTCCCTTCAGTCAAAAGACCATCACGGAAAGAAGTTCAGGACCAACTGCAGAAAGTATATCCTGGATCTAAACTGTGGAACTACCAAGTATCGGAACATGAACCTGGAGAACCAATCCTCCAAGTCGGAGGAAAGTAAAACTAAAGATTTAAAGAAGAGAGTAGAAAATTTAGAAAAAGCACTAGACTTACAACAAAGAACAATAGAACACGATAGAAAACACTTTGGACAAACATATGAAATGACGTAATTATGAAAGTTGATGACATCTATCTTGGTAATCCCAATCTAAAAAAAGCGAACGTTCCTGTTGAATTTACGCAGGAGCAACTTTTGGAATATGTTGCATGTAGAGAAGACCCAGTTTATTTTGCCAAACAACATGTAAAGATTGTTACTCTTGATCATGGTTTACAACCATTCATGCCTTATGATTTTCAAGAAGGTTTAATCAATAATTTCCATCAGAATAGATTTAACATTTGTAAGATGCCTCGTCAGACAGGTAAGTCTACAACATGTATATCATACTTGTTGCATTATTTGCTTTTTAATGATAGTGTAAATATTGGTATTCTTGCTAACAAGGCAGCAACCGCAAGGGAACTTCTTGGCAGACTACAAACTGCATATGAGAATGTTCCCAAGTGGATGCAACAAGGTGTCTTGTCATGGAATAGAGGTTCACTGGAGTTAGAAAATGGTTCCAAAATCTTGGCTGCTTCGACTAGTGCCTCAGCTGTTCGAGGAATGTCATTCAATATCTTGTTTCTGGATGAGTTTGCATTCGTTCCAAATCATATTGCTGATTCGTTTTTTGCCTCTGTTTATCCTACTATTACTTCTGGTAAAAGCACGAAAGTCATAATGGTTTCTACCCCTCATGGGATGAATCATTTCTATAGGTATTGGCACGATGCAGAAAGAGGAAAGAATGAATATATACCAACTGATGTGCATTGGTCAGAAGTTCCTGGTAGAGATGCTAAATGGAAAGAACAAACTATTGCCAACACATCTGAAGCACAGTTTAAGGTTGAGTTTGAGTGTGAGTTTTTAGGATCTGTTGATACTTTAATTGCACCATCTAAACTTAGAACTTTAGTATATGAAGATCCAAAGACTCGAAGTGCTGGTCTAGATGTTTATGAAGACCCTCAAGAAAAACATGATTATGTAATGACAGTAGACGTTGCTAGAGGAGTAGTAAAAGATTATTCTGCTTTTGTAGTGACTGATATTACAACTTTCCCTCATAGGGTTGTTGCTAAGTATAGAAATAATGAAATAAAACCAATGTTATTCCCTAATGTTATTCATCAGGTAGCAACAAAATATAACAATGCTTTTATTTTATGTGAAGTAAATGATGTAGGAGATCAAGTAGCATCTATTTTAAATTATGATTTAGAGTATGAAAATGTATTGATGTGTTCTATGAGAGGAAGAGCAGGTCAAATTGTAGGACAAGGTTTTTCTGGAAAGAAAACACAACTTGGAGTTAAGATGTCCAAGACTGTCAAGAAGGTTGGAGCATTAAATCTTAAGACACTTATAGAATCAGATAAACTTATATTTAATGATTATGAGATAATGAGTGAACTTACAACATTCATTCAGAAAAGTAATTCATTTGAGGCAGAAGAAGGATCTAATGATGATCTTGCTATGTGTTTAGTCATATATGCATGGTTAGTTCAGAATGATTATTTTAAAGAACTTACAGATCAAGACGTAAGAAAGAGATTATACGAA